GCAGTTGGGACTCTGGCGATGATGGTGAGGGATTATGCGGACTTCATGGAGGAGAATAATACAGTAGATGAATTGTTCAATATGTTCATCTCAATGAGGTACAAAGAGTTAATAGATGGAGGACTACACTAATGAACAAGGCAGACCCAGTTAACAGTCCATATCACTACGCCTGTCAGGGTATTGAGTGTATTGAATACATCGAACAACAGTTAAGCCCTGAAGAATTTAGGGGGTACTTACTTGGTAATGTCCATAAGTATCTTCACAGACATAAGTATAAGAACGAAGTGGAAGATTTAGAGAAGATGCAGTGGTACTTCAATAGATATGTGGAGGAGTATAAGGATGAATAAAGTACCTGACGTATCCCTCATTCTCTTTATGACTGTCTTTGCCATGTCAGGCTGGGTGGTTGCCTATCTGTTTGCAGGCGAGGTGAACGAAGAGGTGATTCAGGAAGTGGTGATTCAAGAAGTAGTGGAGGAAGTTGTATTCAATGTAGACGGGGTGACTTGTTGGGCAGGTAACTATCCAACTATGGTCTATGACCCCACCGACTCTACGGTGAAGCTAACCATCACCTGCTCAGATGAAGTGGTTTGGCATTATCTGCCAGCAATTGAGAGGACTCAGTAGGAGAGGTCAGTACGGCACCCAAAGGCGAGGGTGGAGGAACCCAGGATGCCGCACTGCCTCAAAACTATTGCGAATAAACAGCCTCGTATGCCGATTTCAACTTTGTGTAGGCATCTCTATTTATCCTTTTAAGCCTTTGTTCTTGGCCTAATTCTAAGACTCTCTTAAAAGCCAAAGCCTTGGCGTTATTATTTTTACTATTTGCTATCGCTCTATACTCTGAAGGAGTGGTTTCTTCTATGCCTCCAGCCTGTATTTGACCAGAAACAGCAGCAGAACCAGTTGCTAATCTTTCTGAAGCCTCAGAAGAAATAGCAGATATTCCCCTTTGAACCCTAGTTTGACCAGCCAAAAATCTTTGAAACCTTTGAGAGCCAATCATAGAAGCCATTGCAGCCCCAGCAGTAACACTGCCCAAGCCGCCTAATAATATCCCTCCAGCACCCAATGTAGTCCCAATCAGGTTGGAAACTGTGGGGTTGCCAGATTTCAATAACTGGTCAATCTCATCTATTTTTCCCAAAGTTTCTGTGTAGGACTGCATTAGTCTAGCGTTTTCTAACTCAGTGCCAGTAGGATTTGCTCTAGCGTTTGCGAGAGACTCTTGAACCTTTTGTTTCTCAAGATTTAAGGCAATGCTCATTCTTTCTTTTGTGTTTTCATTTATCTTTTTCAGTATGTTTGAAGACCTAGCCCTAGTATCAGCTAAATCATCTGCAACTGATTGAAAGCTACCCTGCCCTTTTACATGAAGCCTGGATTGATTTCTTTTCAATGCTTGCAACCACTGGTCTTCAGTAAACGCGCCTCTTACCCCGCCCTTTGTGCTTGCAGAAGCGGTAGCGTCAAGAAGGTTTACATAGACTCTCCATGCGTTTTTCTCTGCCTCAAATACTGCGGCCTCAGATTTTGGCAACTGCTTTGTAATTAGGCTATCAATTTCATCAAGAACATTTCTAAGGACAAAACCTCTTTGAGCGGCCTCTCCTCCCTGCCTAAGAAGATTTCTAACCTCTCTTGAATACCTATTTCTAAGGTCAGATATTGCCTGTCCAGAAATTCTATTTCCGTCTAATTTGCCTTCTAAAAACGCCCTTACAGTAGAGTCAAAATTTATTTTTTTGTCTCCATACAAAAGAGCAAATCCCTCACTATCAACATCGTTCATTCTTTTTTGAATTGAAGCAATGAAGTCATCAGCATTTAGGGTGAAGTTTCTATTCCTGATTACCCCAAAACCATCTTTCCAAGCGTTTTCAAGGAAAGATACAGCGTTTTGCATTCTTCCAGTTTCAATTACTTCATCAAATTCTTTCTGAAGGTCATCGCTCAGATTTCTTGGCGCAGAAGACTTTACTATATTTGTTCTGAACAGCTTTTCTTTTGCGTTAAGAATGCCCTGAACTACATTAGCCCTTGCAGACTCTATCGTTTGGTATCTCCTTTGAATTTGTAATTCTTTTTCTGGGTCTAGTTTTACGCCTCTTGCTACCTTGTTTTTTATTGATTCGGCAGTGCCTTTTATCCTTGTATTAATGTCTTCAACATATTTGTTTATGCTAGATAATTGAGTAATTCCAGTTCGTTCTTGTATTTCTGCAAAAGTTTTATCTCTGGCAGTAAGCAATGGTTTCTTCAAATTATCTAATTGACTCTTAATCATCCCACCAGCTATAGGAAGGCTTTGAGTAATAGAATTGTATATCTTTGTTAACTTAGAGTCCCCAGAAGCTATCAAAGGAACAAAATCCTCTCCTCTTCCAAGCTCTCTTTCTACTCGTCTTTGAGCCAATGCGGAAATCCCAGTGCCAAGACCCCTAAAAACTGTGTTAAATAGGATTGCTGTTTTAGCCCCGTCAAAGGCAGCCTGTTCAGCGTCCTCTCCTTGCAAGGAGTAACCAAATCCTGCTAAAGCACCGTAAGCGGCAGCTTGAGGAGAGCCAGCAGCTAAAGTCCTAATTGTTTGAGGAGTCGCTTGAGTTACCCTTTCTGCAACAGATGCAGCCCTAGAAGTTAATGGGGCAGATACTTGAGCAATCCTTGGAGATATTCTTTCTAGTACGTTTGATACTACTGGCAATGAGACTCTTGTTGCAGTTTCAGCAGCAGCACCTGGGAGACTTCCTGCTATACCGATGACTGTAGCAGCACCAGTTCCAAGAGCGTTTTCTTCTTGCCATTGCAATCTTTCGTTTTCTAGTCTGCTAACATTTTGTCTGTAAAAGTCTGAGTAGGAAGTTTCCCCACCACCAGAAACATCTAATGCTTTATCAACTAAAGCAAGGACAGCAGCAGAGGACTCTTCTGATAAACCAAACGTAATTGTGTCAGTTATGACAGCTTGAAACATATTTAGGTCAGTAGCTCTTGCAGACCTATCCTCCTCAAATCCAGGAAGGTCAAGAGACATATCAAACCACCAGTTATCCTGAGTAATTGGTGTTTGTTCAATAATATTTTCTTCAGCAACAGACGCAGGAATAGATTGCTGCTCAGAAGACTGAGAAACACTGACAGCAGGCTGAGGAGAACCCTCTCTTCTTCTGCGTATTTGCTCTTCTATTCTGCGGACTTCATCCTCAGTGGCTGTAATTCCTTGCTCTGCCATAACCTTTACTCAATTAAAGTCTCTTAAAAGTAATGTTGTCTGCTCTTGGGCCTGACATTCTTTCCCAATTACCATCATCATCTAAAACATAAATATTAGATGTTCCGTCTGGGTTTTCTAAAACCTCAATTTTTCCTTCATAGTCTGTTCCAGTTAAATCAAGCTCTGCTGGAAGGCCTAACTCAATAGCTAAAAAGTTTTGATAATGTCTCTGAACTTTATCTAGCTGCTCTAACAATATATCTAAGTCCATGTCTGAGCTAATAGAGCCAAGAGTGCTTGATAATAAAGACAATTCAATGTTAGAGACATTCCCCAACGCGCCTCCAGTTTTGCTTTCATCTCTCATTCTTTGGAGCCTACCAAAAGCAATATTTGCCTCAACTTCATCGAGCATCCTATCTAAGTTGGTTTTTGCTTGTGTTGCGTATGCTCCTAATAATGGTATGTCGCCAATTTGTTGAGCTGCTCTACTAGCGGCTCCAGTTGCAGTCATGTGACCTTCTGCGTAAAGCCTAGCAGCATCAATAGCACCTAATACACTTTGGTTTTCGCGTATCCTAAGAGTTTTTTCTGCAATCCATTCTGGTGATTGACCTGCTTCCGCTTCATTTGTTGAGGCATTAAGAGTTCCGCTAGGAGTGCCATCAACAGTCTGCCCAGGAGCAACATTCTGCAATGTCTGTTCATTTATCTGATAAACTAGTTCACCTTTTGCGTCTATCCCAAACAGCGTAGGAACACCGTTTATTTCTGTTTGAAAGGTAGTTTCAGCCCCAGCATCTTCAAATGTTTTAGTTTCTCCAGTAGTTCTGTTAAAAATTGTTGAGTTGCTTAACCTAGCCCAAGAGTCTTCACCCATGCCGCCTTTTTGATTAAGCAATTCCGCAGCCTTATCTGGAGTTATGAGCCTTCTTTCCAACAAAGAAGCTATATTCTCATTTCCACTAGCTCTTAAATCAGACACAAATTGCGGGATATTTCTTCTTGCTGTTTCTTGGTCTTCAAGATTTGATAGTCTATACATAGATTCTGCTGCATCTATACTAAATAGATAATCTTGTTGTTGAGCAGTAATAGCGTCCCTTTCTAATTGATTTCCTGCCCTTTGATACTGAAGGTCAAAAAGTTTATTTGCGTTTTCTCTTGCTTGAACAGAGGTAGTAAGACCCTCAACAGATTCTGCTACTTCAAAAGGAAGCAATGTCCTGGCCCTTTGTGTTGACGCTTCTGAAGCCGCTATATCAGCCTCAGCCTTTCTTCTTTGAAGCTCATCAGCTTGTCTCTGCCTAGTTACATCAGCGGCCATAGCTCTCATCTGAGCAGCTTGAGTTCCAAGTCCTAAATTTCCTACAGCTTGTGCAGCTTGGAGAAGGCTTTGTGGGTCGCTAGGGTCTACACCCTTTAGGGCTTCCTGAACCTTCTCAGACTGAGTTCTAACGTCCAGGCCCAACATTCCACCAACACTTCTACGGAACTGCTCTCTCTGTCGAGGCATATCGCGCATAATATCCGCAGCAAGGCCAGTTCGTACAAGACCTGAGCTTGGCTGGATAGTAGAGGCTTGAACCAAACCTTCTTCTAAAAGCCTACGTTGCTTTTGAGCAGGAGTCTCAATAATGTCGCTAAATAAAGATTGTATGTTAATAGCCATAATTATTTACCTTCAGAGAACTCCGATTGACCGCAAATACTCTGCGGTTGATTGCAGTATATTCGGGTCAGTAGAGCCGACTTGACCAGATATTGAGACGCTTGGAGCTTGTTGGGCCTGCCTCTCTGCCCTTAGCAAATCAAACAAGCCTTGGTATCTCTGACGTTCCAGTTGACCAAGAATGTCTTGATAACCAAGTTGTGCTTCTAGTGCAGCCTCGCCCAATCCAGCCTGTAAGCCAAGACCAGTAGCACCCAATGTAGTAGCAAGTCTTTGAGCTTCCAACTGAGGCTGTAGAGCGGCTGTGAGTTGCTGTTGAGGTAGATAAGCTCCAGCAAGAGCAGCAAGACCAAGCTCACCAAAGAGTCCTGCGCGTTGTCTAAACTCACCCAAGCCAGCAAGAGTCTGTTGAGAGCGTAGTGCCTGCTCAGCTCTAGCCTGTTCCATAGCAGATACCGCAGAAGCAGCACGTTGTTCTTCTATGGCTTTACTTAGAGCTAGTTGCTCAGGAGTTCCACCAAACATAGAAGTCTGGACACCCAGTCTACCCTGTCCTGCTAGTCTTTCTTCTAACTGAAGTCTAGCTCTTTCCCTTTCAGGAGCCTGCATAGCTTCCAATCTTGAAAATATGTCAGCTTCTCTAGCAGCCATTTCCCCAGCTTGAGGGGTTAACATTCCAATCACTGAGGCTTGTTCTGCCGCCCTTTGAGCGGGGTCACCTAAGAAGTCAAAAGCCTGCTGACCAAACCCGCCCAGACTACGCATCAATCCCATTTCTTCAGGGGTTACTTGAGCAGTCATACCCTCTGGAGTAAATGCAGCAGTAGCACCCGTAGGAGTAGTTACGGTAAAGGGTTTAAACTGAGCCTGTCTTTGGACTTCCCCTATCAAACCGCCTTCATAGGTAGGGAAAGTAGGAGAACCAGTAACACCAGTCAAAGCCTGTCGCTGCATTTCTTCAATGCGTTCCATAGCCTGACGGTTCATAGCCTCCTGACCTAGCCCAGCCACTAAACCACCAAGAGTTCCTCCAATAAGGCCAGTGTCTTGAAGGAAATCTCCAGCTCCGCTAAGTATTTCTTCTAATGTAGGCATCAGTAAGTCCCTCCATCAATAGTGCCAGTGAATGTTCCTGACACTGTGAGGTTTGCAGCAGTCGTAGTTCCCGTAAATGTCGGGCCAGCTAGATTAGCCTTAGTAGCTACCGCTGTTGCTATGTTATCAAATTCGGTGTTCACTTCAGTTCCCTTCACCACTTTAGCAGGATTGCCTGACACCAGGGCATCCTTGGCGGCAAAGTTAGTTGTCTTCGTATAATCAGTCATTAGACAATCCTTCCAAGTAGTGCATGAATGTTTAATTGTTGAATAGCTATAGACTTACCATCTACCGTAGTCTCAACCCCTACGGACACGACAGCACCAGAACCAGAAGTGTTTATCTTCTGTCTGTTAATCAGATTCAATGAACCAGAATACTCAGCTTCAGTGTTGTATTCAGAAATATTGTATTGAGCAGCGTTATTAGCAGGTAGCGTATATGCCTGCTTCTTATAAGCATTTGTATAGTCATAGGCCCAGTTCAATACGACTGTAGCCTCAGCTCCATCAAAAGTAGTTAAATTTACTTTCTTTAGAAACTTAAGTACGGAGCTATCCCCAAATGCTAGGGGATGAGAGAAATAACTTAGCTGATAGGAACTGGTGTTATCCTGATAAGTATCATACTGAGCGATGCCACTTGCATTGCCAATATAAATAGTGTCATCCACCAGATTAGTGAAACATAGTGATGCGATGCTAGACCAAGTGGTAGCTCTATACGAGCCATCTTGGAGAGGAAACCTTGTATCAAAGACATACACCGCTTGAAGGGACGGAAAGTTAACAAGGACAAACGCCTCTTTAGGCGAATAATGTAATGAGATATTTCCCGTTTCACTAGCTACCAGATTCTTAACGTCATTGTTGACGTTCTTAGATACATCCCCAATGGGTGAGGACTTTTCCTGAATGGTTCTTGCAAGACTTCTTACGCCTGAGCGGTCTAAAAAGATTAAGTCCTTACCTGTAGATACTACGGCATCCCTAGATACACAGCCTATGTTAGATATGGTATCCGCTAAGGTCATGGTAGAAGGAGAATCTGCCCCTTCGTAAATAAGGATAGCGTCCTTACCAAAGATAACTAGGAATCCATTGTGGGCAGATAGAGCTACAATCTCATCATATCCATTGGGCCAGACCTTAGATACGTCTATGGAACCACTAGACCCACCAGTCCAAACAGTCCCATCCAATAGGTCACTCCAGTAAATAGTAGACTTATCACTAGCAAAGTCAGCCACCCACAATCTACCAAAGCCTGCGAGGACTTCGTTACCCTGAGGAGGTGTACCCGCAGAACCAGAATGTGCTGACATAGTTTGAACAGCACCCGCAGTATTGGAATAGACTAGGGGTTCCTGTGACCTTTGGAAGAAATACGCCTTATCGTTAAAGTTAACTATCTTCCAGTTATCATCAGATATTGTGTAAGACCCAGGAGTTGCATCAGTAAGAGTAGTAGTCCCTGAGAATATCTTGCTATTCCCAGCGGAGAATATAACTTCATTCCCACCTGAATCTCTAAACTGGTGTACGGCTTCTATACCCAAAGAACTTCCTAATACAGAAGAACCATTGGTAGACACCATAGAATAACCTTTACGCGCAGCAACCCGTCCCTCTTTGTCAATAATGCAGTTATCCGCAACTGACGCAAAGGTAGGGTCTTGGGCTAACGGGGCATCTTGGGTATTAATCCCCGCAAAGCCTGGAGCCGTAATGGTTATGCTTTGTAGTTTCTGGGCCATTATCGTACCTGAAAGGTTAACTCAGACGGGTATCTGTTAGCGTCAAAAGAAATAGCATCAGATAGGGCAGTAGAGGCTACAGCGAATTGTTCCGCAGCACTCTGCCCACCTGTCTCACCCCTCTCCCTAAGAGCCATAGCGTAGGCTAATTGGATTACGGGGTTAGTGGGTACTGACAAAGTATCTGAATCGTTAGACAAATCAGTCTGGGGTTTAGCTACGTCAAACCTTAAAGCGTATATGGCATCAGGCTGCGGATAGACCTGAATTTGTAAATCCCTATTAGAGTCTACACCTACAAATGTAAAGTAATCAGGCGAACCTGTTATTGGAGCGGTGTTATAGTTTACGTTGTTAAAATACTCTTTACTTCTAAGGTGCATGAATCTTTTGGACGTAGTGTTCATTACGTCTTTAACTACTGCCAAGTCACCACTACCTGTAAGTGAGTAGGTATCCGTCCCGCTTACAGTATTTATGGTTATAGAATCTCTAAGGGCAGTCCAGTCAAAAGAGTTCTCAACTATCTTCTTAGCGTCATTAACTAAGTCACCAATCAAGGAGGAGTAGTCCGTTTCATTGACAGTTGTAACTGTATCCTCCCGTAATCTGCGGAGGACGTTATTAATTAAATCTAA